AGCCTGACCATGCGCCCGGGAAGGATGCTGCCGTAAATCGGACTTGATGAATAATAACTGCTGTACGTCCCCGCCGTATTTTTCAGTGTCGCTGCAAGCCGTCCTGTCGATGCCCTGCCAGTCAACTGACTTGCGTAATCCCTGCCGCGCCTTGTTTCGACAGAAATCAAATCTGCCGTGCAGTCTTCGCTTGTATCGCCAAAATCCCCATCATTATCCCAATCAACCTCGAAAACATAAACAGCGTTAGCCATTTTGCAATACTCCCCTGAACGCGCCTCCGACAGCGGCGTCCTTGACGACCTGCTTTACCTTCTGTTCAAAATCAAGCAGTCCGTAAACCGGCGCATTCTGGTTGTAAACAATTTCCTGCCGTGCCGCCGAGCCGCTTCTGTTCTGTGATGCGGGAACGATTTCCTCGCCCCGATGCACATAAGCCAGCATATCCCGCGGTACGTATGGAGTCCCGACTGCGAATTGTGGGATACCGTAATCCGCATAACCCCCGCCCGTATTTGTATAACCCTTTGCCGCATCTGTACCGGCTTTGAATCCTTCCGTGACATCACCCCAGAGGTTACTGAAAAAATCACTTACGGTTTGCCATAAGCTAGCAAAGAAATCTTTTATTTTATTAAACACTCCCGAAATTACCTCCGGAATTTTATTGATAAAGTCAACTATTCCGTTATAAATTCCCTCGCCGATTTCAAGTGATAATTTTATAAATCGTGGTATAAGACTAATGAAAAACTTTATCATATCTTCCAGAAATTGAACTGCTTTGTCCGGCAATTCCTTAATGAAATTTATGGCAAGCGGTATGCCGTCCTTGATTTTCTGAACAAGCCAGCCTACTCCATACCCAACCCAATAAGGGATTTTGACCTTAAAAAGGTCAACTATGAATTCCAGTACGCGCCCGGGAAGTTTTGACATGAAATCGACAAAAGCATTAAACGCCTCCGGAATCGTAACCGTAAAAAATGTAACTATCGCGTTCCAGATACCGATTACCGCTTTTTTAAAATCTTCGTTCGTATTCCATAAATAAAGGAAAACAGCCACAAGTGCAACTATTGCCACAACTATCAAACCGACCGGTGTTGCGATGAGCCCAATGACCTTGATTAACGACGATATCCCCATCGAGACCTGGCCGACAATCATGAAAATTGGACCTAAGGCTGCCGCAAGCCCAAGTGCAACTATTATTGTATTTTGAATTTTCGGATCTAAATTTGAAAACCAGTTAATAATATCTTTTATCGCGTTTGCTATATCCTTGAATGCCGGTATAACCGTATCTTTCAGAAACGGTACCAATGTGTCCTGGATAAGCGGCATAAAAGCGGTGCCTATTTCAACGATAGCAAATTCGAATTGACTTTTTAGAGAATCCATGATATCAGTAAAATCCCGAAGCGCCTGTATATTTGTTCCAGACATCACGAGCCCCAGCTCGTTAGATTTTTTAGCCAAAGCGTCAACTGTGCCCTGTCCGGCATTTAATATAGGAATTAATTCCGAGAACTGCCGCCCGAATAAGCTCGATGCAAGAATGTTCCTTTCAGTTTCATTTGTCAGCCCACCTAACTTTGAAAGCGATTCGGTATATAAATCACCGAGCGGTCTCATGCTTCCATCAGCATTTTTCATTTCGATGCCGAGTTTTTTGAGAGCATCCGCTGCATATCCCGTACCATCTTGAGATGATTTTAACTGATTCGTAAAAGCAGAAACAGATGTCTGTATGGCACCAAATTCTACATCAAGCTGTTTTGTAACATATTTTAACTCTTGCACGGTTTCAACAGACAAACCGGTTTTTTCAGACATTAACCCTATTTCGTCCGCAAATTGTCCTGCGTTATCAGCGGATTTATATATGGCCGCACCAATTGCCACTATCGGAACAGTAATCGATTTTGTCAGGTTTTGCCCGATACCCATCATTTTTTTTCCGAATTTGTCTAAATCTTTAGCAGCTGCGTTCAAACCCTGCTGCATTTCAGACAGGTCAGCGCCAATTTTTACCATAAGAGAACGAATTAATGACATCTTACAACTCCTTATTTACCAAAAGTATTAAGCGCTTCGTTCATTGCATTTGCTATTTCCTGTACTGCATATTCCTTGTTTTCATCTGCAGCCGGTCGAAGAAATGGACGTTCTTTAACTTTCAGTCCTGTTTTTTTGCCGAAAAAAACTAATTTATGACCAAGTTCCAGGGGGATGCCATACAAAGCTTCTTTCCCGATTCCTACCAAACTGTAAATATTTAACTTTTTATTTGTTGGTTTTTTCAAATATAAGCTGTTTTTAAGTTTTCCGGTATCTACCGGTACAAGCTGTCTTGCACGGTCAAGAATTTTATTGCCGATTTTGTCCGAGACTTTTTTAATAAAAGGAACGGCGTCGTCCCCAAGCTTTTTACACTCTTTTATTAATTCGTCAAGTCCTTCAACCGTTGTCTGTGATTTACTATAAATTGCCATATCATTCCTCTTTCTCTACTACCACGCCGCCGAAAGCCGCATTCAGTATTTTTACTACCGCAAGCATATCCTCAGCCGTTTGCGGTTTTGAATTTCTTCTTATCAGCAGCGTTTCAAGTTTCGGAAATTCCTTTGTCCACATCGTAAGCCTTGCCGTATGCCAGGCGTGGGAAATCAAATCGTTCAACTGCTGTTCGCGCCGCCACTTATACCCCTCGCACATTTCGGAAAATTCAGCAAATGTTAGTTCCCAGAATTCCGAAGGTTTCAAACCAAGTGGGCCGGTTGCGTTTTCAAGAAATTCATCGTAAATGATTTCTCCGTTTCCGGCTTGAACATCGGCAACGGAAGGTTTTTTCTTTCTGGTTTCTTTCCGGTCATCGCGCTGTTTATTGCCACCATGACCGCGCTGATAACATCGGTCAGGTTATCGGCGTTATCGTCAACTATCTGTATTGCCTTTTGAAGCGTCATGTCCTTGTCGTCCCACTTTAATCCGATGCAAAGCAGCTTTGCTATTTCCTCAACGCCGACGCTGTCCTCGTTTAATTTTGTCAGTTTACAACCAAGCATCTTTTCGGCTTCGACCATTGCGCCAATGCCAAAACGTATTTTCCTTGTTCTGTCCAGTTCTATAATCTCAAATGGTATGCTCATAAATCCCCCTTGAAAAATAAGGCTGGACGGGATTTCTCCCGCCCGCCCGAATGTTTTTATGCCGCTAATACTGCAAGGTTGAAGGTGTAAGTTTTTGATGTCTTTGTCGCGTGGCTGATGACAACAGTAATAACCGTTGTGTCGTCTACATCGAGCGTACAAGGTGAAGACGCCGCGCCGGAAGCAACAACCTGCGCCGAGCCGCCGTCTGTATAAATCGTGATGATTTCCCCGTCCGAAGCGTCCACAGGCGTAATGACCGTAGATGTCTGGCCTGCCGTGATTGTCACAACATAACGGTAAACACCGATTGCAAATGCTGGCATCATCAATACATCGTTGCTGAATCCGATTGCACTCATTCCTGTTACTGCTGTAATACCCAATGTCGGCACTCCGGTTACTTTCAGCGTCGCCGAGAACGATACCGCGCCGTCATGCGGGGCACCGGTCTTAAATGCGGTCACAAGCGCCGTGAATGTCCAGGTCGTAGCCATTGCCGCCGGAAATGTGATTACGAACGCCTGAGCCGTCCTGTTCGTCATATCTGTCAAAAGATAAACCTGGCCGTTTGAGTCACCCGGGTACAAGTTTCCCTCAATCGATACCTCTCCCGCATCAATAAGACCGCCGAGAAATTCACGGAATCCGCTCGTGCTGTCGTGTGTCGTTACATCGATGGTATCCATTTTCAAATCAAGCCCGCCGATATTATTTATCTCCGCTATCGTGTTACCATTCCTTGCCAACGTAGTTCCAAATGCTCTCGCTGCATTGCTCATTTTATTGACCTCCTTTAATTATGAAAAAATGATAGTTCCAACATTCCTGTGTATTGCTCTGTCTGTCCGTCATAGCCGTCGAATTCGTTCAATACCTCCACCCGCTGCACATACGGAGCTCCGGAAGAGTACGCACC